TTTCTACTGCCATCAGTGCGAGAATCAAAGTCATTAAGGTAATCATCCTACCCACTCCATTCTATCGTAGTCGCTAATTGGTGGGAATAAGTCCATAAGGTCTACGCCTGTTGCTGTCATGTACATGTGCGGTAATATCTCTTTCATCTCGACTGACCCCCACTCTTTTTCTACTCCCATGACATATCCGAACGCTATGCCGTATTCGTTAGACTCCTCTAAGTAATACTCCCATCCATGGGCTGTGATTCCCCAAAAGGCGATCTCCACCTCGTTACTTCCGCATCTAAGTGTGCGGGTCTTCATGTCTTTTTTAGCTATCATTACTTCCTCCTATTTTTGCGGTTTATGTGGGTTGCGCCCCTTGCGGGGCTGTTGTGGTTGGAAAATTAAAAAGCATCGCCTGCCCTATATCCTGCTGCTTGGATACGAACTGATCCATTGCCGAGTTCTGTTGTTACAGCTTTAGTTGCTGTCATGAACTCGATTGCTTCGACGTAAATGTCGATTGAGTAACATCCAAAGATGCGCGATGTGATGAAGTCGATTGGGGCTTTCCAATCGGAAGAGTTGGCGCATTTTTTAAACGCAGCGCGAAGCGTTTCTGGTGAATGTTTCATAGTAGTTTTTTTTGGTTGTGTGGTTGGTTTCGTTTGATCTCTCGCTATAAAGAAGACTCCCTCCCCTTATGTCAACTTTATTTACGAAAAGAATAAAAATACTTTAAGCAGGTGTTTGGGCGTAAAAAAGGGACTGCCCGAATAGGACAGCCCCCTTGCTATTATGCGAAGGTAAGCATTTTATCCATCGCGCGTTCTTTTATCTTAGCTCTTACGCCCGCTACGTTGTCCCAGTCTGCGCTTGTTCCGCTTCTTCCTACCTCCCTGCCAATCACGTTAGTAATCGCGTTGAAGAATGCGTAGGGGCTTTTCTGGTAGCGTGAGTCGATCCCGTCTTGTCCTTGCGTGTAGACCTCTAAGATCTGCTCGTGCTTGTTCGCGTTCCTGCTACCCTTCTGGACTAAGGCTCCGTTGCTATCGGCTCGAACTGGCAGCGCGTGCTGAAGCACAGCCTTCTGCTTTTCGTAGCTTAATGTAGGAGCGTTTGCTAAGATGTTTAGCTTGCGCTTCTCGGTAGTCATCTGGTGTTGGATCGCAGCCATGTCTAACATATTGCCCTTTACTGTATCATTAACCTCTCGCGTGTGCTTTGTAACTAGCAGCGACTTGTTTCTCTTGCCCTGCTTTATTGCCATACCTCTAGTGTTCTTACAGACGACCCGAACCTGCGAGATGAGCTGCTTAACTCCTCCACCTTGGTAGTCGTTCGTAATCATCAGTCGGTTCATCGTCTCGCTGTCGTCTCCAGTAACCTTAAAGGTGTCGAAGATAACAGAGATGAACTGAATAGCTCCGTTGTCTAGTGTGCCGACACTCTCGATCTCTACGTCTGCACTCTCGTCGCTAAACGCTTCGCAGATTTGCCCATAGGCTAGCTTCGAGATCTCCCGCATATTAAGGAGCGTATAACGCCCCCCGACCGCTGGGTTGAGGATCGTGTTAGTATCTCGCCGTACAATGCTCTTGCTGTCTGTAGAGGCTAGCACTCCTCCTCCCAGATTCGCTACGTTCGGGACGATCTCGATCTGCTTCTCGTAGTCGAATACCTCCAGAGCTTCATCTAGATACACAGCGCGGTTAAGTTGCTCGTACTGCTCCAGTTTATGCCAAGTGCTACCTTTAACATATCCTCTGTCGTGTTCGTATATTCCGTGGCTCATTTTATTTATCTCCTGTTAGTTTGTGGTTTTCGACCACTTCCATAGCGGTCGCGATAGCTTGTGCAAGGTTGTCATCTGTCTTGCCCATGTGGACTAGCTCTTGGAAGACTTCCTCCTTCGAAGTAACGTGCCTGCGAGCTTTCGCTCCAGTTAGTTCTCGGATCGCCTCATCCCATCCGTTCGCGTCATTGTCGAACCAGTTCATGTGGCGAGGTCGGATCCCGTTGTAATCCTTGTAGAGATCGTAGTATGTTTGGAACTTATCCCATGCGCGGTACTCGTCCTCCGATTTTAAGTTCCAGTTGTTCATGTCATCGATAACTCCTTGTATGGCTTCGACCGAGATGAATGATTCATGAAAGCTCGCTACTATTTTGATCGCGATTGCTTCGAGTGGGTTTTCGTTGTTCATGTTGGTATGTGGGTTGCGCCCCTTTCGGGGCTATTTTTGGGTTAATGTGAGGAATCGTTCTTGATTCTGACCTTATAAAAACAAACAAGGTTACCCATCGCAACATTTAATTTGCGCTTTCGGTAATTTTTTTTAGCCCTTGTGGGTAGGCGCAAAAAAGCCCGCTTGTGGGAGTTTTGCTACAGGATGCGGGCGACCTTGTAGGGAAAGGTGAATGAGACCTCTGGTTTACTCCTTAACCTAAATAGTTCCTATAGTTGATGTGTTATGCTCGTTTACGGAAACTTTAACTTGTTTCGCTTGGTTGTAGGAGACATCGTTTGTATTTCCCGACTCTTGGAAATAAACACTAATATCCCTACTTGTGCCCCCAGTTGTGGTGACTTCAAATGCGGGTGTTGTAAAAGATAGTATTTGGGTGTAATCGTTCCAGCGATCTGCATTACTCCAACCAGATAATGTGGCTTCATCCACAGATTGACCCCCGTAGTAAATCTTCGTGGTTAATGTAGCATTGTCAAAATATATCTTAGTATGAACCCTAACCGATATATGAACTCTCCCTATTAAACCCTCTTGCAAAGTCAGCCTGTACGTTGTGCCATTTACCCGCTCTATAGACGATTCGCCTATAGTTTGAGTTGTCATGCTTGGCAGTGTCGCCCACCCAGTATTGTTTCTTGAGTTGTCCGTACTATTACTAATATAAGAACTTGCGTACTGATTCACTGTCGGGAATACCATACTAGAAACGAATGGTTTTAATTGCGAGCCTACCTCATTATTTAGGGCTGTGCGAACGGCAGCCTGTGTTGGCACTAGTATATTGCTAGGAGTTGAACCACCGAGATCTGTAGCTGTAGACCCGAAGCTAATGTGGTCGTAATCTACAGCACCAGTGACAATATGTTCACTATCTACAGCGTCGTCGTCGATCTTATCGCTATTTACTGCATCGCCCGCTAACTGGGCTGTATCAATTTGCCCGATCAATTTTGCGCTATCCACTTTGCCCTGCGAGTCTAGCCCACAGATGCCACTGTTAGCGTTAAAGCTGTTAATCATTTGATTGACCCGCTGCGTCAACGTGAGCAGGTCTGCGCGAGCGTTCTTAGGCTGGTCGGTAGCCGAATCTAAGTTGCTCGTGTTTACGTTGTTGGTTACTCCACTTGGAAATGCTGTCATTTTAGAATCCTTTCACTATTATGTCTATTGTTGCGTCTGCTAAACTTTGTGCATCGTTGTATAGTTTTACAGTTGGCGCTAGCTTTCCATCAACTGTGCTTGTTTTGTCTATGATCTCGTAAGACCTAGCTCCCCCGCCACCTATGAAAACTACTTGGATGGAGAGGATCTGTGTAAACTCCTTCTGTAATGGTAGCTTAATGTGACCCGCAGCGATCCTGTAGTTAGAGTCTAACGTAGACGTGTCTAGGTTAAACAGGGACTCTTCGACTTGTTTCCCATCTAACAAGATGCTTAAAGATTTAAGTGTGCAGTTGACTCCAGTAAGTGTGGTCTTCGTCTTTATTGCTTTCGCTTCAATGCTGCCCGCAGGCGTAAAGAAGCTGCCGTAGTCAGAGTCTTGGAAACCGCTATCACCAGACACAGATGGAGGTACTATAGCTATCTGGTGGTTAATAGATCCAACGTGGGTAGACTGGATAACAGGTCTAAACAAAAGAGTTGTCCCGAACTCGAACCCATTCGTCTGGTAGATAAGCGTCTCGCTAGCGAAGCCCCACTCGTTCCAGTCCTCCCATCTGGTAGTTCCTAAGTCTCTCCACTCTGCGTCATTACCCGCGACAGAGTCTAAGTCACCAGACGAAGGATTTACCACGCCCCCGTCTAGTGCTGGATAGTATGTAGAGACAGCATCGGAGTACGTTAGCCTTACATCGTCGAAGCCGTACTTCGTATCATAAGAGGAGAAAATTAACGCGATAGCATCCCCCTCGGTGTAAGTGAACTCAAAGGCGTAGTCCTCGTCTTGGGTGGTGTCTGCTATAACGTGCTGGTCAATCTCTGTTATAGATGTCGTTCCAGATCCTTGCAGTGGCTGGTATGTCGGGAAGCCCCCGTTCGTAACGTTTAAGATCAAGTCGTTGTTTCCGCTGGCATCGTATCCGTTAGCTGACATTAAGTAGAACCTAGATGCGCCAGCGTCAGCCCCCACTCCCTTAAACGTCATTCTGTATTTACCAGATCCTTCCGTGAATCTGTCTGGTGCAATGAGTATCCCCATGCTTCGTACATGGGTTGCGCCGTCTTGGTTAGGATGTAACTCTAAGTCTCCGTCCAAGTCTACGTCAGAGAAGTCGCTCTTGTCGTAGTAAACCCATTGGTTGTAATCAAGTTTCTTATAAGCGTACGAGCCTGCGTCCTTATCATAGCCGAACGAATACTGCCCTGCCCCACTAAGCGTGGAAGGAGTTGGTTGCTCGAAGTCCTCGAAAAGAACATCTGCGCCACTAATGCTGCTCGCAGTTACGTTTGTGTATTGCTGCGCGGAGTTGCCAGCAGCAGGCGTATAGAACCCTAACCTCGGCAGTTCCCTGTTAGGAGTTGCATTCATATACCAGTAATCAGACCCAGAGATCATGTCGGATGCTTCCTGTGTCTCGAAGTCTTCTGCGTAAAGCCTCCACTGATCGACTCCCGATGTTTTATACCTAGCCAAGACCCACCTTGCGTGGTCTACTCCGTAAACGCTGTAGGTGTCGTCGCTCGTATATAACGCGAAATTTTCTGAGTACCCAGCCTCTAGCCACCAGTCATTCACGGACGTTTGCCCGCGATACTTTAAAGTAACGTAATTGCCAACCCCGTTAAATCTAATAAGTGCAGAGATGGCTTCTGGGAGTTCCTCGCCCGTTCCAGACTTCCCTACGCGATGCCATCCTAGTAGTCTCGGATAGTAAGCCTGTAATATCTCGACGTTAGGGTTATCCTCTAACACTGCCGTGATGTATTGCGCCTGCTCGCTATAGTTGCCCGAAGTGTCTAGTGACTTAATAGCGAACCGATACGTTCCCGCAGACAGTAGAGATGTCTCGAAGGGACTAGATACTAAGACCCCATTGTGAAGTGGTGTCATGTTCTGCCATGTAAGAGTTAAGTCGCTACTGTACCGAATCTCATAGCCAGCGATGTCCCGATCTTCTGGCGGGATCCAGTCGAACTGCCTAGTGAAGTCTGACTGTTGCGAGTAAACAAACCCCGTAGGAGCAGATGGAGGCGCAGACTTACCAAGTACTTCATGTTCCTCTCCTGCGCTAGATGGAAACCACACGGAACGCTTTCCGTTAGGATAAACCGCGCGAACCTTTACGAAGTACTGCCCATTGAATTGTGAGTTAGCTGAGTTCACTGGGCTTATGTAGAACGAGTCGTCATCGGTAGCTACTATGGTGAACCCGCTGTCATTCCCCGCTTTGTATGCGATCTCGTAGTGGTGAACGAAGGCGTAGTCTGGTTCTGTCCAGTTGGCGTAGATACGCTCTATAATTGTCCCGTCCTTATTAACTAGGATCTCGGAGCTATCCAATGTGAGACCTGTAGGTGCTGGTGCGCTCTCTGGGTCTGGTAAATTTGTAGTCGGAGATGCCTGCGGAGTGTTTACGTCAAACGTATACACAGAGGAATCGTACTCCTCAGCAGTAATCTTAATAGTGTCTGTGTCTAATATCTCGACCAGATTAACTCGGAAAAGCTTCCCATTCGACAAATCTCCAGAGTCCCAGCCAACCGCAGGATGCTTAATTGCTATTACGTCCATCGCCTCTACCGCGATGCCCTTAATGTTGCAAGTGAAAGAAACTTTCCAAGATAAACGCAACTGCTTTAGTAGGTGCTGCGCCAGTATGTCTGCTCGGGTTCTCTCGTTGGTAAAGTTTAGGGCTATGTCACCCTGTAGGATTCTCCCGTTATCTTGCGCGAGGAAGTCCGTCCCGCCCGACGAAGTTGTCAGAGTGATCGCTTCTTCGTACCGATTGTCTTTATCGAAAAACCTTGTCTGGATGCGGTTCTTCTTCCCACGAGTGCCTGCTCCCGTGATAGTCCAAGCACCCAAGATATTATCCTCGTCGAACGTAAATACGCTGTTGGCTGGCTTATCAATAACTAGTCTAAACTTATCATTAGGTGATACTAGTGCGCCCCTACATGAAGCCAACAGATCCCTAAGTACGTTTAGCGACTCTTCCTCTGGGTTTACTGCTCCGTTGCAAGTGTACCGCTTCTGGTTAGGTAAATCGTTGCCCGCAGCATCTCTTAATGTGATCGTCTCGTCGCAGTAGTCAGCCTCAACCATAAACGAGTTTAGGTCGATGTCCTCATAAGGTACTCCGCGCCCGTAGACAGTATTTGTTAAGTAGTCTAAAATACAAAGGGCTGGATTCTCCGACCATTCCCATGTCGATTCGTCGTAGGTGCGATGCGATCCACTCCCGCCCGCGACTGTTGTATCTAAGCGAGGATCGTAGACCTTTTTGCCTTTAACTAAAGCGTTAAGTTTTGGTAGCCCTTGCGGGAATACGTCTGTGTCGAACTTTAAGCGAACCCAGATGTAGGCAATGTTCTTCCCGATGTGCTGACCAGTCCAGTTCGGTATATTAGCTCTTAGGTTAGCATCTACTGCGGCTTGCTGCCCTAGGTTTGCTTTGCTATAAGCAACATGCCCGCTATAGTAGCTGTCATCTACAGACTTCTCGTTAAGTAAAATATCTTCGACTTCTTCTATCTCGCCCTCCGAGATAACCATCACTCGCCACAGATACTTATTGTCGCTGCCAGAAACAGCCCTGTACTCAGAACCACCGATTCTCCGTCTCCCGTAAACAACTGGGATAGCGTAGGTGTTCGACGTGTTGTTTACTTTCAAGCCCTGCTCGAAACTTCGAGCCATCGCTGGCTTCTTTGCCGTAGATTGTATCACCTGCCCAATGGCGTAAGATATAACAGAGCTAATAATATACTTACCGATAGCGAAGCTACCGATTTTCCATGCTGCGACTGCTTTAACTGCTGCTACTACTGGTGGCATGATAACAAAAGATACTCCGTACTATTCAGCTTTAGGTGTCGGTATAACGTCTTAGCAGGAATAAGTGCTACCTTGCCCCCGATCTCGGCACTAACAAAGTTTCCACCCACATAGGTATGCGTACACTCCCAGCCGTCCTTAACGCAGTACAGGATGTCCCCGCTGTGTATCTTGCTGACTTCCTCAAACCCCACATCCTTTAAGAATGACAACCCCTCCCCATTTTGGCAGTGAGACTTAGAACCCTCTTCTGAAAGTAGGTCTTCTCCTCCTTTCTCGTTAAACTGCTCAAACAGATCCGTGTTGTAAATGTGGTCTGTAGTCTTCAGCGCAACAGCGAAGCAGGTGATCTCGCCCCACTTAAAGTCCTCCCCGATTAACCCCTCGATGTAATCGGTGCATAAGATGTCGTAGTTATTAGGCTTTCTCATTAGTCATCCTTCCCCCATACAATGTCATCGTCGATATTACCCCAAAGGCTAAAGAACTCATCATTAGGGAAGAATGCTTTCTGCTGTGAGTTGTTAGTGTACCTTCCAATCTTCCTGTCGAAGTCTGACAGATAGTTAGATGCTGTAATTTGAACGACCGATTCTCCCGTGTCTGGGTTGTCGGATATTGTAGGAGAATCTAACCTCCCCTCGAAGATTTTAATTGTTCCGTCAGTTTCCTGCGTAGGCAATGTGATGTTGTACTCGCTAGCAATGTTCTTTTCGATGGCTATACGATTCGCCGACTGGTCAGATGGATAATATATAAACTCTGAGAGGTAAACATCTGTAGACTCTTGCCTATCAAATATCCAAGGAGCAGCAGACCCAATAGCTAGTTCTTGTTCCGTGTTTACTGAAGAGTAGGAGCTAGATGTGGCTTTAAAGTCTCCATCTATATACACGTTGTGCTTAGGTGTTCCAGAATTGTAAGTGCTAGTGATGAGTTGCAATGATGATGTTATCGTACTAGCGACCTCTACGTTGCTTGCGCCCGCCTGTTGAATGATTGTCTTGCCCTCGTTGCCGTCTCCTGTGTCTTTTACGACTTTCATCTTCAGCTTAATCGTCTCCGATGGGCGGCTACGAAAGACGACTATATCATTATTATTACCCGTTGTGGTTGGCTCTGAGGATTGATCGCTAAAGTCAGCAACTAAAAACGCGCTTTGCGAGCCATCGGAAGAATAGAAAGATGTGTCTTGCGGTAGGAGGAGCCTTGAATTTGACCCCTTAATGGATGGCTTCCCATCTCTATCCAATACCATAGAGCCACTTTCTACAATCTTAGGCTGATCGGAGGTGTTAGTCATAGATGCGAAATTGTCGCGCCCCGATTGATCGTACCAAGTCTGAACTGTTGCGCTTTGCGTAGAGGATGTTCCTGCGCTTCTTGTTATCTTGTGGTTCCTAAAATAGACTACGTCCGAATTATTCCCTGCAAAGTTAACAGACCCATTAGATAACGTATAAAAATGGAACTCACCAGAGGTACTAACTTCGTATGTCTGTGAAGCTGAAACCCATTGTCCCAATGGTGGCGACGCTTCGTGATACGTCCATCCCCTACCAGCGAGCCTAAGCCCATCGACTATCGTATTACTATTTGGTATGTAGTACTCAAACTGGACAGTGTATTCTTCTCCAGATATAGCAGCGAATACATTAGTAGGCGCTCTAAATTGGTGTAGAGCAGTACCGGGACCTTGTACGCAGGTAACTTTTAGGTTCCCGCCGTCAGTCCCTATTGTTTGGTTATAACTTAATGTGTTGTAGGTGTTACCCTCCATACCTCCCGTTGAAGTTGTGAAGTCTGGCTCATAGTCAACTATAGTATTACTGACAGTGCCAGACGTTGCCCAACTTTGCAACGAACCTCCCGAAACGTCAGACGCTGTAAAGGATTTTATTACGCCGTCTTCTCTGCGAGCCTGCACTACATATTTACCAGTAGAGTCTCCATCAGTATCTCCAGATGTTGTTACATCCGTACCCGAAGAGCTAAGGTTACGCAAAGAATAAGCTGCCGAAGCTGTGGCTGCTTCCAATGGGAGTTTTCCTGAAACCATACCACTTCCAATCACGTACCCGTCTTCCATGAAGGCGGTAAATATCTCTACCTTTTGGTCTGTGTAATAATACGATAGGACGTAACTAAAATAAACACTGTCTACGCCAGTTAGCGACAAGCGGATGTCTTGTACTTTAATGTCTGACTCTGTTTGCACTGGGCTAATCCCTAGTAAGCGACCAAGGGCTACATAGGTGTTACCGCCTACATCTATATCAGTGTGGTAGTCTGTTACATATATTGTCTGCGTAAATCCCTCTGGGCTTTTGAACGAAAGATTAACCAGATGGGCGATGTCATGCTCGTCAGTGTTGGCTAACTCGTTAAGTACACTGGAATCTAGCTGCCTCATTAGATCCTCTCGACGAACTCAATGTTGAAGTTGTAGACCTTAGACGCTGGGATATTTACAGAGAGTAAATCATTAGATAGCGATACGTTAATCACTGGCTCGAAGTTAATGATTGCATCCTGCACTGCGTCTACTTGTAGCTTGGGAAAAAAGTCTAATGTCAATAACCCTGTAGAATCGGAGCTAGCATCCGAAGTTGCAATGTATGTCTTCTTGCTTCCTGTGATATTGAAGAAGTCTCCCGCTTTGACTGCATCCGTTTCACTGTTAGCAAAATTCTTTAATACTAAAGAAGTGCTACCTCTAGTTGCGTCTTCATTTAATCTCAACTGCTCGTTAGGAGCCGTGCTTAATGTCCCCCGTGGATCTTGGTTAGGAAGTGCTACAGTAAAGTCGTTCGCTTGCCCGTTCTGGCTCATTAAGAACGCCCAGATAGGCATAAACTCGTCGCGTGTCATCGCTGCGTAATTGAACCTAACCCCGAATCGGTGTGCGCCTCTAGATGTTGTTACTCGCTTTAGAGACTGCGAGGTGCTAACCATTGTAGGCGTAGCCGAGGTGATGTCGTAATCCCTTGGCGCGATGTGCTGCGGATAGTCAGCAGTGTACGTCGAATAATTAGCCATAGATCCCTACCCTCCCTTGTCTATTAAAAGCCTGCTCAACCATGCCCACGATCATATCCTGCCGTTGCTGCATTTGATTGTCAAAGCTGTTAGCGTCTGTTGCGTCTACTTGGAAGTTTACGTTAATCGGAGGCTGCCCGCCCGCTAGTGCATGGTTTGGAACGATTGTC